CGGGGGTCATGCTGCGGCCCTTGCTGGCTTGTACGTCCGCGCGATCCACGACGAGAGCGGCAGCGGTATCTTCGCTATCTTCGCGCTGGCGGCTTTGCGTGCGGGGGATTTGCTGGACGTGCGGCTGAGTTGCCCCGTCATGCTTTGCGGGTCGATGCGCTTGCGGTCATTGAACCAGCCGCCGCCCGAACCCTTGACGCCCTCGACGTGATTGTTGACGCTTTCGGTCTGAAAGCTGCGACCCGATCCGTCAAACCGGAAGCCGGGGTTTTTGGAGCCGCCACGGTTCTTGCTGTCCGCAATCGCGAACCACGAGCCCTGCCCGTGCGACGTGCCGTCCGGGTTGAACTTCTGCGCCTTGATCGTTTGCGGCATCAGCGCCGGCACATCGCCCCACAGATAGTAGCTGCCGTAATTCCAGGCGGCAGGGCCGACCCACGGGACGCACCCACGGACGTTCTCAACCACCATCGGGATATGACGCCCCGCCGCTGCGGATGCCTCGCGCTGAATGCGGAAGCACGCGTCGAACAACGCGGTTAGCTCCGCGATGGTCCGCGATCCCGTGTAGCCCTCGGGGAATTCGCCATTCCCACGCAGTGCGGCTGCAATCCGCTTGCCCCGTGAAAACGGCATCGCCATGTAGCTAAATTCCTGGCAAGGCGGGCTCGCGACGATCAGCGCCGCGTCCGCAAACTGCGAGCCGTCCAGCGTCATCACGTCCGCAAGGATCAGCTCGCCGGGGTAGCGCTCGTCGCCATAGGCGTGCGCCTCGATGTCATACCCGCGCGCGTGGTAGCCCTCGGCAAGCAGGCCCTCGGTCCAGCCGCCCAAACCGCAGAAAAGGTCGATTGCGAGAGGCTTGCTCACCGCTCCCGCTCCACGCGCTCAATCATCACGTCCAGCAGATCGGCCAAGTCGCGCAGCTCGTGCTCGAATGCGCATCCAGACCTAAGCAGCCGGCGCATCAGGCGTTCGCAGTCTGCGCGGATGGTGTCGTCAACGGCGGGGCGCGGGGCGTGGGGGCGCAGGGGGATTATCTGCGCGCTCACAGCGGCCTCCGCAGCTTCGCGCATGTGCTGCGCACCACGTTGATGGGCTGGCGCGGGCGCAGGTGTTTGGTCAGGTCGAACGCCGACACCTCGGCAGAGCGCGCGAGATGCGCTTGCAAGTCGAAGGCCGGGCGGGTGAGGGCTAGGGCTTCGCGGATCATGCTGCCACCTCAACTTGCTTCACTTCCGCTACAACAACCTCATTGAAATAGTCGAGGATGCGCAGCGTCTCGCCCGCCTTGGACGTGTCGGGGTATTCGCGCTGAACGTGCGCGGCGTAGTCCGCAATCGTCAGGAAGCGGCAACCCGCGACGATCTTCGGCGTGCCAACTTCCATGTCGAACAGGTTGAACGTGTAGCCGTCGCTGACGCGCTGGACGCTGGCGAGGATGCGCTTGATTTTTTCGCCCCTGAGGTCCGCGCCGCTAAGGTACGCGCCGCTGAGGTCCGCGCGGCTGAGGTCCGCGCCGCTGAGGTCCGCGCCGCTAAGGTACGCGCCGCTGAGGTCCGCGCGGCTGAGGTCCGCGCCGCTGAGGTCCGCGCCGCTGAGGTCCGCGCCGCTAAGGTACGCGCCCCTAAGGTGCGCGCCCCTGAGGTCCGCGCCGCTGAGGTACGCGCCGCTAAGGTCCGCGCCCCTGAGGTCCGTGCCCCTGAGGTCCGCGCCCCTGAGGTCCGCGCCCCTGAGGTACGCGCCGCTTTTAACAGCCACCCGCACCGCCAGCCCAAGCTTGATGGACATGGACGCATCAGCAGCGCACTCGATTTCTGCGGTGAACTGGACGTCGCCCGTGAAGCGGTTTTTGATCTTGAATTGCATCACGCACCTCCAACGGGCCGATAGCCTTCAACATTCAACGCGTGCATCTCGCGCGCCAGATCGCGGGAAAGGTCTGTCATCAGATCAACGATCGCGGGGTCACGGGACCAGCCTGCGCCTTTGCCAGCGGTGAGCCCGCGCATACGGGCGACGATTTCATGGATAGCCAAAGCGCGGGCATCCCATGTGCGTTGCTCTGGCGTGCGCGTGTCGCGGTAATCGCGGCTGGCTAGTTCTGCGTTAGTGTCGGCTGATGTCCATGCCATGTGCGGTCTCCTTTGTTGTCCCCACACTACATATGATCTATCATAACGCAAGGTGTATTTCAGGCTGGCGTGCAATTATTTTCGCTCTGTCTTGCCGTTTATTTCATGTAGCCAATGCGCAGGGCGTCATCCGCCAGCCACGGCAATTCATACGGGCTCGCGATAAATGTCTGGCCGTTATTGTCCTGCTTGAATGCCATCATGATAGCGACAAAGCAGTAGTTGTCGAATGCCTTGGGGGGCAGGGCTGAGAAGTATGGCCCATCCCTAATGTCGCCTTCCCATCCAACCGTGCGCGCCGCTGCCATTGCAAGCGCTTCAAAATCGCCAAGGGCTTCCTTGCTGCGCCTAAAGTCGTGCTTTATCTTTTCGGATATGGTGAGCGCTGGGGGATGCTCGACGAAATCCACGTAAGCCAGAGACGACATGAGCGCGGCTTTATCCATCCATCCGCTCCAGTCATCTATGGGCTCGATCATGTAGACATGGCGCGGTGGTAACAGGGTCGTTTTTGTCCACTCTGCTCTTGCGGTCGTCATCCCCGTTCCCTCACCTTCCCATCAAAGCCCTTGGTCTTGGTCCGATCAAACCCGCGAGATTTGAGCATTGACCCGCCGCGCTTATCTCGTCTTGCACGCTGGCCAGCTTCGCCCCTTATTCTGCGGCCCTTCTTGGCCTCGCGGTTGTCTTCACGAGATTTAACGGCGTGGCATGGCGGGCACAAAAGTTGAAGATTGTTATAGTCGGTTTTGCCTAAAGCGTCGTGCCTTTGGATGTGGTCACGCTCAAAGCCTGAGCGAGCCAGATCGCAGCCGCACTTGGCGCATAGGCCGCGCTGCGCTGCGTATCTCTTGATGACATCTCCAGGTTTGAACGCGCGGCGCGGCAATGGCTTGGGAAGGTCAGGCATCGGCCAGCTCCCGCGCGTGAAACTTGATGCCGTGCTGCGCACCGAATGCCTCAATGATCTCAAACAGGTCGGACATTTCGTGCGTCGATAGGTTCGCTGTGGATCTGCCAAGCTGCACAAAGCCCGTGCCTTCGATGTTCGGCACAATGCGCATTTCCTGTTTCAGCGCGGCCATGAAGACCAGCTTCCAATCAGCGAGCGACAGGCGCTGCCCGTGCCAGAGCATTTGCTGTTGAACGTCTGTAATCATAGCGTGCAGTCTGTCGTTTTGCGGCAGCGTGCGCTTCGGTCCTTGGAACGTGACACGGGTTTCCGCTGGCGCGCGACGTATCCAATCGATAGCCTTGGCTCGCGTCGCATCGTTCCACAATACCAGAAGCGCCCGACCCATCAGCCCCTAGCCCCTGCCTCGTCCGTCCATTCGACCGTCTCGCCCAGCTCTTCCCAGCGCTTCTGAAACTCAATGCGATAAAACGCGCGCATCATGTGGGGTTTGCGGGCTTTCAGCGCCTTCTTGTCCGCAGTCGTCCACCACGCTTTCAGATCCTCGCGCGTGGAGTAAGCGTCCATCTCCTCAAGCATGACGGGCCACTCAGGCTGCGTGGTCTGGTCCATCTCCTCGCCGTCCAGTTCAGAAGTGGGCGGCTCCCGATGCTGTTCTACCTGTCCAGGTTCATCAGGAGCCGCCAGTTGCCCGCGCGCCGGGTTTGGGGGTGAGCGCGTGGGTTCAAAATCAATGACCTCTTCAGGCGCGTACACACCGCCAAGGGCGCCGGGGTATGCCGTGCGGACGCCTTCCGAGATGACACGGGCGCGGAGCATCTGGCGCGGGTACTTTTTCCACATCGGGTTCGTTAGCTTGGCACGCTTGGCGCGGTCCATGTCCCAATCGATCTCGACGGGCTCGCATTGCGCATGGCTGAAGATGGCCGCGACACGCTCGTCAGTCAGGCAGGTCCACTTGACGCGCCCGCCTGCCTGCTGGAAACGCGCAAGCATTGCCTCTGCTTTCAAGCTGGGCTTGCCTTGGATCACCGAGTAATCCTGCATCGCGCTGGCGACGTGGCGTCCCTCTGCCTCTGCCATCAGCATCAGCGCGACAACCTGGTCCACCTGCGTCACGCCGAACAGGCGAGACTTGGCGATCGTCTCCGCCATGCGCATGATCTCGTCAAACGATCGGCGCTGCGCCGGCGCTGCATGTTCTACCTTCACCAGCTCATTAGCCATGTCTTTGCTCCTTGTGCCCCTATCCTATGCCATGCCGTCTATCATCCTGCAAGCTATCTTTGCGCTAGACATCCGCCCGATTTCATGGCAGACGTCGCGTATGGATGAGAAGACATTCCACCGCGCTCTAGGCAATCCGCAGCAGCTTGCAGCGGACATCGGCACGACCCCGGACATGATCTATGTCTGGCGGCAGAGGCGGACGGTTCCGGCGAAATGGGTTGCAAAGGTGAGCGACGCGACAGGCGTCCCGCCCTATGACATGCGGCCTGACATCTTCATGCGGCCGAAGCGCAATATAAGCGCATGAGCGAGCTGGAAGACCGCGCTGACGAGATCCGTGGCCTTGCCCAATCCTGCAAGACGATCAACGATCTTGCAAAGCGTCTCGGCTGGTCAATGGAAGTAACGCGCCATGCGAATACTGTTCTAGATCTTGGCCTGGCTGACGCCAAGTTGCGCACCGGACCACGTACAGAAGCGCGATCTGTTCCCAAGCCGCAAAAGGCAAAGCCGAAAGCCTGATGGCAATTCGTCAATTCCGGGCGTTTCTGGCTTGCGAATGGCTTAGAATGGGTTGATTGTGACGACTTAACGCGGTTGCGGCCCACCTTGCAAAAGGTGAGCCGCTTAAGACCGATCAAGTGACGTTGGAGGCGTCAAATGTCGAAAAACAATCTAACACCCTCATTGCGTTTGCCAAGCCCCAAAAGCGGGGGCACAAAACGACAGACCAAAGAATATCTTGCATTGATTGAAGCGAAGCGGCCTGCGGTCGAGTCGTTCGGCTTTGATCCAAAGCCCCTTAATGCGTCCCTAAAGCCCCACCAAGAACACGCGACAACGTTTGCCATTCAACAGGGCCGCGCGGCGCTGTTTCTTGATACTGGCCTTGGCAAGTCGCTGTGCGCTCATGAATGGGGCCGACAGGTGGTGGAGCACACCGGCAAACCTGTCCTGTTGCTGGCGCCGCTTGCCGTGGGTGCGCAGCACGAGCGCGAGGGCGTCAAGTTCGGCATTGACGTCAAGGCCATACGCGAGCCGACGGAGGTTCGCGGCTCCCGCGTTTACGTCACGAATTATGACCGCCTTGACAAGTTTGACGCATCCGCATTTGGCGGGGTTATTCTTGACGAGTCGTCGGTCATAAAGAGCTTCAACGGCAAGACGACAAAGGCACTGATTGAGGGATTTTCTCGCACGCCTTACAGGCTTGCCTGCACCGCCACGCCAGCACCGAACGATCACATGGAGCTAGGGACGCACTCTGAATTTCTCGGCGTCATGCGCCAGAATATGATGCTGCAACGCTGGTTCATCCACGACAGCATGGATACCGGAACATGGCGCATGAAGGGTCACGCCGTTGATGACTTCTGGTCGTGGGTTGCATCCTGGTCGCGCTGCATTTCCAAGCCATCAGACATTGGTTTTTCCGATGATGGTTATGTGCTGCCTGATCTGGACGTGCGTCGGCATGTGATCGCCGCTGATCGCAATGTCGATGCGGGATCTGAAAAGGACGGGCAGGGCCACTTGTTCCGTATGCCTGACACCAGCGCAACCAGCATTCACCGCGAAAAGCGCATGACTACGGACGCGCGATCAGACGCCATCGCAGAGATTGTTGCGGGCAGCGATGAGGCGTGGGTGGTCTGGTGCGATACCGATTACGAAGCCGATGCGCTTGCTGCTCGCCTGCCGGATGCCGTCGAAGTGCGCGGGTCTATGTCGGCAGACGAAAAAGAGCGCGGTCTTGTGGCGTTCTCGACGGGACAGACGCGCGTCATCATCACCAAGCCGTCAATCGCAGGCTACGGCCTCAACTGGCAGCATTGCGCACGCATGGCCTTCGTTGGCCTGAGCTTCTCATACGAGAATTACTATCAGGCTATTCGCCGTTGCTGGCGCTTCGGCCAGACGCGTCCCGTCCAGGTTCACATTGCCTGCGCCGATACGGAAGAAAACATTTGGCAGACCGTTAGCCGCAAGGCTGATGATCACGACACGATGAAACGGGCAATGTCGCAGGCTATGGCTCGCGCCGTGAAACGTGCAGCCGTCGAGACCTACAACCCTAAGAAAACCCTTTCAATCCCAACATGGATGCAGTCATGACCTCGGTAATCAATCAGTACGCGGGCGAGCATTTTACGGCTTACAATGGCGATTGCGTTGAAGTGGTCGGCGCCCTGCCGTCCAACAGCGTCGGCTTCTCGGTTTACTCGCCCCCGTTCGCTCACCTGTTTGTCTACAGCGACAGCGAGCGCGATATGGGCAACGTGCGCGATGAAGCGGAGTTCAAGGCGCTTTATCGGCATATGGTGCGCGAGAAGTATCGCGTCACGAAACCGGGCAGGCTGACGGCGGTGCATTGCTCCGATCTGCCGCGCACGAAGTCCATGCATGGCGTCGTCGGGCTTTATGATTTCCCGGCCGACATTCGGGAAGTCCACGAAGCCGAGGGCTGGACGTTCCATTCCCGCATCACGGTCTGGAAAGACCCCGTCGTGGAGATGCAGCGCACAAAGGCGCTGGGCCTGCTCTACAAGCAGATCCAGACAGACAGCACGCGCTGCAGGCAGGGCATGGCGGATTACGTCATGGTGTTCCGCAAGACGCCGGCAGACGAGAAGGACAGCGATAAGGTCGGGCAGGACAAGACGCTGTTTCCCGTCGATATGTGGCAGCAATGGGCATCACCGGTCTGGATGGATATCCAGCAGACCAACGTGCTCAACGGCAAGCTGGCGCGTGAAGACAAGGACGAGCGCCACTTGTGCCCGCTGCAGCTTGACCTGATCGAGCGCTGCATTCGCCTCTGGTCTAATCCTGGCGACGTTGTGCTGTCACCCTTTATGGGTATTGGCTCCGAAGGGTTCATGGCGCTCAAGGCCGGCCGCAAGTTCGTCGGCTCCGAACTGAAGCCGCAATACTTCAAGCACGCCGTCAATCACCTCATCGAAGCCGAGCGTGAGACTGCGACAGGCTCCCTGCTTAACTTGATGGGCGCCGCTTGATGACCCAAGGCAGCCTGTTTGACGAGCTACCGGACGCGCCGCCAAAGCCCGGCGTGTCATACGATGACTGGTGTTCTGTGTGCGGGGTCGAAACCCCGCACATATTCCACGGCATCCGGTATTGCGAGGATGACCATCCCGACCCCGGCCCACACATAAAGGCGACACGGGCATGAGCTGGGAAGTTGTCGGGGCTGTTTCAAAACGTCAATGCGGGGGCGCGGTCAGGCGGGTTCTGCTGCTGACCCTAGCGCAATATGCCAGCCATGAAGGTCGGGACATTTTCGCATCCATTCCGACGCTGGCTCGAGATGCCGAGATCGACGAGCGCACCGTACAGCGAAACATCAAGGCTTTCATTGATGAAGGGCTGCTCGTTCTCGTTGGCCGGCGCCAGTGTCGCAACGGTCATACCAACGAGTATCGCATTAGATTATCTGCACTCAGAGAGCTTCCGCTGATCGTCAGACCCAAGGAAGAACCGGACGAAGACCCCCGGCAGGCTGCCACCCCTACCCCCGGCAGCGTGTCACCCCTACCCCCGGCACGGCGCCACCCCACCCCCGGCACAGTGCCACCCTATCCTATCAAAGAACCTATTGATGATGATGATAGCGCAAGCGCGGAAATGGAATTTGAAGAAAAGTGCAGGGAATGGGCTGGTGACGTTCTCGCTCCGACTGCTGGTGGTATAGATAAACTCTATCGCCTTCTGAGCCAGACCAGTGACGCGGCGTGTACCGAAGATGACATTGAGCGAGGCATTAAGAATGCTGCGAAGTGGCTTCGCAAGCATTACCAGAAGGCCAACTCGCTGGGATACTTTGAGGGCGCAGCCTTAGCCGCTCGAGATCAGCGCCTGAAGCCGGTAACCGTTTCTGAGCGGAAATCCTTCAAGCGGGCCGAGGCGTCGAAGAGCGACGAGCTTGACCGGTTTCTGGCGCGGGCGCGGGCCAAACAAAATTGTTGACGCAACCTGCGCGTTGTGTACGGTGTCCGCATGAAACGACTAACCGAGAAAGAGGTGATTGCCCGCATCCGCGACAAGTGCACGGCGCTGGGGTCTAACCGGGCCTTCGCAGAATTGTGCGGCATCAGCGGCACGTACCTTCAGTACATCCTTGCAGGCGAACGCCCGCCAACTGAAACCGTGCTGGGTCCGCTGGGGATCAAACGGGAAACCATTTACGTCGATATCGAACACTGACACAAAGGGCATGGGAGCTGCAAATGTGGGACGGGCAATCACTATCCGAGACAACCGAAGAGCGATCCGACTTTGATCGCCTTGCAGCCGAAACGGCTGGAATGTATCGCTGCATCGAGATCCGCAGACACGTTGAGGCGCATTTCCGGCTTGAGCCTGGCGCCCTGCTGATCCGCTCCCGCAAGTGGCACATCTCGCACCGCAGACAGATCGCAATGGCAATCTGTTACCGCCATTTCCGGCATCGTCTGAGCTATGAAGGCGTCGGCAGGCAGTTCGGCGGAATGCATCACACTTCAGTTCTCTTTGCGTGCCAGAAGTTTGGGCTGGAGCCTGACCCCGTGTACTCCGCCAATGGTCGCAGGGCGCGCACGTTCCGGGCAGATGCGCAGATCAAACGGTTCGCAGCATGAGCAAGCACAACGCGAGACACGCCCTAGCCGAGGCCGACAGGCCAGTTGGCAAGCCTCAGGAACGCATCCCCGCCGCTAAGGTGGCAACCTACCTGACCGAAGAACAGATACAAGTTCAGGTCGCCCAATACCTTGACGCCAAGCTACCAAAGGATTGGCGTTGGTTCCACAGCCCAAACGGGGGACACCGCCTGAAATCCGTCGCGGCCAAGCTCAAAGCCCAAGGCGTCAAGCCTGGCGTGCCCGATATCTGCATCTTGCGCCCTAACGGCTTGCCCGTGTGGATCGAACTGAAGGCATTTGGCGGCGTCCTGACCGTATCGCAGAAGGATTTCATGAGCTGGGCAATTGCGGCAAAGCAGCCATTTAAGGTCTGCCGCAGCGTCGGTGAGGTTGATGTATTCCTGAAGGAATTCTTGGCATGACCCGCCCCCGCAACCAGCCCCCAATCATCACCCAGCGCCTGACATGCGAAGGATGCACCTATCTTCGCCAACGCCGCCCGATGTGCATGTCAGAAACGTCACCGAATTATCGCATGGTCCGCGACAGTTATCAGGACCGCTGCCCATCCTACGCCGTTCCCGGCAAAATCCATAAACCCCAGACAGAACAACAAACAGGAACCAGACCATGAACAACCACGAGCAAAGCCTTAACGAATTCCGAGACGCATCCGCACAAGTGCGCCTGACTTTCGCCGCGCTTTCAGACGCCCGCGAAGTTCAGATCATAGCCAACCGCGCCCACATGGCCGCCAATGAGGCGTACAAGGCCGCCCAAGCGCGGCTTGAAGCTGCTGACGTAGCCCTCCAAGCCGCCCGCGCCGAGCCGCCCACCCCGGCCGACATCGACGTGACCCGCCCCGCTTCTGTTGTCGAGGCGACCATCACCAACGGAGCGGACGGCGGGGCGTGGTGAGGGGTCTTGTCACCACCCTCGACATCCCAGCCGACACGGTGCTGGCCGCCGCATCAGGCAGGCAGCTCGTGGACGTGATGGTGTTGGGCCACGAGGCGGACGGCACGGAGTATCTCGCGTCGTCCACGGGCGATCTGGGGACGATCCTGTACCTGCTGGAACGCGCCAAGGCCAAGGCAATGGCGTCCGTGACGTTGACAGACGCGGCGAGTTAGGTAGATTTTCCGTGTTGGTGCTGACCGACGAGGGGTCCACCCGTCAGAGTAGATTGAACCCTAGCTCTGGCGGGTCCTTCCCATGGCCAATCTGATCCAAGCCGTGTTTTTTCCCCACATCGTCGATGATGCCTTTATCGAAGCCATCGTCGGACACGTGATCGACAGTGTCCGGGAACTTGACGTCGCCGACATGCGTAGGCGCAAGGCACAGCGCCTGATTGAACAGACCGCCTGCCAGGCCGTGGCCGAGATGTGGAGCGCGGCATTCCGCAAAACGTTTAAGCCGACCCGGTCATGGCCCCAGGCTACGGCTATCCTGCTTGACAATCCCAAGCGTGTCGTGATTGAACTCTGGATAGGGCACGAGTACCACGCCGAAGACATTCCGGACCCGATCGAGGTATTCTTTGATGGCGAGTAAGCGCGGTCTCTACAGCAACATTGCAGACAAGAAGGCGCGTATCGCCGCTGGCTCCGGCGAGACAATGCGCAAACCCGGAACCAAAGGCGCACCTTCCGCTGCGGCATTCAAGGCTGCGGCCAAGACTGCCAAGAAACGCAATTCGTGATTTACCGTAGTTCGTGCGCGCGGGTATGAAGAAACGGGGCCGACCTCCACACGAGAAAACCGAAGAGAACGCAGAGCGTGTTGAAGCCCTTTGCGCCTACGGCATGGATCACGTGATGATCGCCGCAATGCTGGGCATCAGCCACGACACCCTGACCAAGTATTACCGGGATGAGCTGGACGTGGGCAAAGCCAAGGTTGTGGAGCAGGTCGCCAACAGCCTCAAGCGCAACGCGATGCACGGCGATGTGCAGGCGCAGAAGTTCTTCCTGTCGTCGCGCGCTGGCTGGTCCGAGAAGCAGACCCACGAAGTCGGCGGCATTGGCGGCACTCCCATGAAGATTGAGTGGCATGTCGTCAAACCTTCAGGTTGAGACCCCTGAATGGTTTGAGCCATTCCTAACGCCGGCCAGATACAAGGGCGCCTATGGCGGTCGAGGCTCTGGCAAGTCACACGCCTTCGCAGCCTACATTGTCGTCCGCTGTGTCAGGAAACGGACTGACGTGGTCTGCCTGCGTGAAGTCCAGCGCAGCCTGAAGCAGTCCGTCAAGAAGCTGATTGAAAGCAAGATCGAGGCGCTGGGCGTCGGCCATCATTTCGAAGTCCAACACGACCGGATCAAAGGCAGAAACGGTTCAATCATCATCTTCGAAGGACTGGCCAACCATACGGCGGAGAGCATCAAGTCGCTCGAGGGCTTCGACATTGCGTGGTTCGAGGAAGCGCAGGTTGCCAGCCAGCGCAGCCTTGACCTGCTGCGGCCGACAATCCGTAAGCCCGGTTCCGAAATCCTCTTTACGTGGAACCCGCGCCT